CAGCATCCACATTAGAATCCATCGCAACACGAACATATTTCGAATTGGCCGGCCAGTCGCCATACTGGATGTACCTTCTCTCGGTTTCGTCCCACGTGGTATACTTATCTCCAATTTTTCTTGCAACATAATGTAAAGAATCAGGGTTTAAATCACAATTATCAAATTGTTCAATAACCCTAACTGTATTGTCGCTATCAGAAAGGGAGCGAACCAAAACGCTAAAAGTACCATAGTTGGTGGCATCATTCGTTGAACGCTTAATATTTTCAATAGAAATTTTAAGGTTACGATTTGTCCAATCTCCAGGTTCCTGAAGCGCATGAATCGTAAACAAATTCTGCGGGGGGGACGTCGGAGAAAGGCGACAAGAAATGATTGTCGGAGTTTGAGCTGATTGTACACTGGTGCCCGCAAAATCAGCGCCTGCGACCGTGGTGCCATTAAGAATCCGCGCTACAGCGCCAAAGGTTCGAGTAGTATTTGATGCAGCAATATCTGCAGCACTAATGTTTGCCTTAACATGGCGATCGAAGGACTCTCCTAAGAAATAATTAAGGGCGGTCCCCGCTTCAACCACGTTAGTATTTGTTCTCTGAGGATTTGTATTAAACGCTTTACGAATATAACGCGTGTCGCCCTCGGTCAGATTAAATGTAATTGCAGTTTCTGTCTCCGCACTGCCAGAGGCATTCTCGACGAGCATCTTAAACTCGTAGTCAGTGCCCGTATCCGCTACAACGATCAAACTTCCTGAAAAAGAGGAGGCCCCGAGATCAATGTCACCGATGCCGGAGGTGCCGCTCCCTGATGTGGCGGCCGCCCCAGAAAGCCTAAAGCTTACGCCGCTGTTTGCATACAGAATGGCTGCCAGCGCGCCGGTAAGCTGCGCTTTCCCAGCAGTGTCGGTAAACATAAAGATGCCCCAAGCATTTGTCATGCTCCAGCCAGCCTCTCCGGCTGTGCCGGCGGTAGGGCCACCATCGGCAGTCGTTTGAGCGCCTAAGAGGCGAACATAGGTTAAGGGAGAGCTGTTGCGTAGGTACGCTTGTGCAGCATATGCACCATAAGTAGTAGCAGATTTGTCAGTTCCTTCTCTCCAGACATCGTCGCCGGCGCCGCCTGCGGCGGGGGTGCCAAAGACCTCTACAAACTCTTCAAAAGAGTTAACGGTTACGGGCCGAAGCGCGGGTCCCTTTTCGGCACGACCAATGACGACCGGTCCAATACCCGCCGGTGAAGCTGGTAATTGAGAGTTGTCAATCTCGTTAACGAAGATTCCCGGGGATACAAATTTAAACTTTTTAACTGACATTAGTTAGGTTCTCCTACATTTATGAAAATGTTCAAAGTAAATAGTACTCAATTGATTGAATAGTACTATTCTCTATAAAATCCATCTTTAATAGTATCGGGGATATCTCCGAAGACTGTTCTTTCTCTTCCAAACTTAAATTCAACAGCATTTTCGCGCCTTACAATCTTGGGCCGCTCTTGATTCTCGCCGTCTCCTATCAAATAACCCAACACTTCAACATTAATAATAGTTTCATAATTTCGTCGGTCCATTCCTAAATTAGCTTTGTTAGCATTGTTGTTAAAACCACCATCGATAAAAACTTCATAAAAATGACCCTCCGACCCGATTCTCTTAGGCATGCGTGAGTTTCCGGCTATCGTAAAGAAAGGAGTTATAAGCTCGTTTAACTGCTGTTGGAACTCAGACCTTACCGATATTTCATAACCTACCTTAACCCAAACAGGGAGCGGAATAGTTATGGTTTCATAAACGGTCTTTGCGGTCGACATATTTCTTTTATTGGTGTTATACATTTTACTACGAACATTCTCGTCAACACCGTACTTCCGAGCAGCCTCGGCATTCTGAAATTCTGCTGTCTTCTTCTGGTTTATGGCGCGAGCGATAGTGATCGTGCCCCCTTTGGCATCAGGTACAGGATAAAGGTTCGCGTATACCGTCCCTCTGAAATTTGGATCTTTGGTCACCGAAGAGCGATTTATCGTAATAAGCGGCAAACGCAAAAACTCTTCTTTATCCCTCAGGTCTTTGTTGTGTTTGAGTTGATATGCTCTCTCTGCCGTAACCCACAGGACCGGTACCTTCTCGAAGCCATCGTTGTTTGTCAACGAAAGATTCAAGTCTTCATCAACAAACTTTAACATAGCGGTATCTATGGTTTCAAGAGTGGAGAATGCGCATTCAACCTCGCCCAGATGATCTGCCACCGCCTTATCCCCCACGGCATTATAGAGATTTGCTTTTTTGTCCTGAATCTGTTTTTGTGTTCTTTTGCTTCTAGCCATTTATAAATTACCCCACATATATGCCTACTGGAATGTTTTCCATTATCTTCTTCGTAGAGTCTTGCAATGTCGAATCCGTAACGGCCAAGTTAGCATACGTTGTTTCCTCAAGAAGCGTCTTCAGTTCTTCTCTCAATGCATCTTGTTCCGTTTTCGCTTGACCAAGTAATTCGGCATGATTTAGTGTTACCGATTCTCCTGGAATTGGCACCGTTGAAAACTTACCTCGTACTTGTCCCAGCACCTCTTTGGTAAGGGCTAACGCAAATCGCCGAATCCACTGCTTTCCTATTGAGTTGATTTTCTCATACGGTAGGTTTTGGAACGGCAACGTGTTCATATTATTAATACCTTCAGCACCGGTTTTGCCGCGGCTCGAGTCCTCCCATGGTTCGATTTCACCTTCGATTGTAAAATGAACCCAGTAGTTTATGGGGCTGCTTACATCTGGGCGGGGATAGAGCCTAAGCATGTTGTCTTTGATCTCATAGGAATAATGTGAAATCCGAGTCCAAAGAGCGTCTTCATAGGCCATCGCTTGCAACTTATTCTGCCACGTCGGAACAATCTCAAAAGTTGAGTCGTCAGCATATTGACCATAGGTTCTCATATTGCCAACAATTGAAAACCCACCATAATATCCATAGAATCTCCACATAGCGCGCGGAGTCTTAAAAAAGACTTTACGAACAATGATCCTTTTATTTAGAACTTTTTGATAAAACGGCAGTGACGCAGTGAGGGCTGACGACTCAGAAATCATACTCTGTAAATCATAATCCTGAACACCTCCTATTGTCTTGATCGATGCTGAATAAATAGGCACCGTGCCCCCCAGACCAGTTTCCGTTGACATTCCCTCCGTGACTCGCCTTACATACCCATAATCAAATTTGGGATACCTTAACTCTATGTTAGAGCCAGACAAAGCATGCCCGGCAATAATCTGACCGTCCTGATCAAATGACGCCGTCGTTGCGCCGAGCAGATCAGATAAGGAATTTTTTGTTTGGTGTAGATTAACCAGATAAGAATATTCTAAAACTGATTCCTCATAGGCCGCATATACATTTCCTTCTGCTAGCTCAATATCAAGAACATCACCTCCCAGCTTCTTATATGTAAAAGCAACCTGATCTGCGGCACCAGATAAAAATGTCGGGGACGACGCGTAAATACCAAAAGGAAGAGTTGCGGCAACGCTGGTTGTAGTACCCGTCACGGGTAAAATATTCGTGTTTGAAGTCGATTTAGGGCTTAGGGTAGGGATCGCCATTTAATATTCCTCTAGTAGTATATAACTAAATAGAAAGCCCCGCCTCAAAGAGACGGGGCTTTCATTAATTTGACCTTACGTCAGACTATGCTATCGGATTAAGTGTCAAGGAGACCCTTACAAATAACCAAACCATACATATCCGGACGAACCATCTTCTTGGCATATCGAGTCATCACGCCCTTGCGAGGCACAAAGTCTTCAACGCCGAAGATCGTTGGGGTAGTCTGCAGCGGCACATAAGGTGCATACACATAACCACTCTCAAGGAAGCTACTTCCGCGGCGACCAACAAGGATCACATTCCGCATAAAGTACGGATCGACAATAACGTCGAACTTCTTCGAAAGCGACCCTACCTTAAGAGCACCAATATCACCGCGATCTGCATCAGCAGTGACGTTAGCTCGGAACCCAGCGGTAAACTCAAGGATGTTGGCAACTTCAGGTCCGCAGACGATAAAGTTGGCAGCACCACGCAGAGTCTTCCGGTGGATAGCGGCGGAAACATCGTTGATACTCTCAACGAGGGTCTCATACCACTCGCTCACGTTACCCGTGAACTCACCCAAAACGGCCGTTGCACCAGTGTCGCGATCAAGGAAGTCGCCAGGAGCGCGTGACCAGTAACGAATACCAGCACGAGCGCCGACAACAAGGTCTTCCATAATCTCGCGATCGATTTCGAGAGCGATCTGCTCAGACAGAATCTGAGTAAGCTCGACCTCAGCATCAAGGTTGTGATAGGCGTTAAGATCCTGTCCTAACTCCGGAGTCCACTTAGCCTTGAGCTTCTTGGTGACAGCCGTGACAGCCACCGAGTCGACCTTAATGTCAATCTCAGGGATGTCGGCCTGGTTTTCCAGACCCCAGCCGCCAGTACCGTCCGAAACCGGACCAGCACCACCGGTACCAACCACAGAGCCGAGGGCTCCGCCGTTACCAAATTCATCCGCGAGCGGAATCTGGTAGGTACGCGCTGCGGCAGCGGTGCCGACGAGATTAGAAGATCCCGTACCAACAAAAACAAGCCGTGCAACATCGCGATTTACGGTATCAAGGTCCGAGAACGAACGACTCAAAGCACTCAGGCGCTTAACCAGAGTGCAGGCACCATCAGTAAACGCGCCGCCCGCAACTGCAGTAATAGCGACGAGATCGTCGCGATTAAAGTTATCGCTATCCGCGATAGCCAAATCAACCACCGCATAAAAGGAACCAGATGTGAGATCTGGATCAAAACGCAAAATAGTATTGAGATCGGCAACCGTCATATTAGACGTGCCGGCGGGGGCCGAAGCCGGCGAGTTAGAAACGCCGTCCGCATTATTTCCGGCCAAAGCTGCGCCGCCAGGGCCAATAGCGCCCGACACCCGAACGGAGCCGACACCCATTGATCCTGTCGGAGAGGAGTAGCCTTGACGCAAGTTATAAGCACCTGCCGCCTGCTCTCCTTCATCTCCATCAAGCAGTACACCACCCGTGATCTGGGCAGCAACTCGGCCACCACCATAGAGGGAACTACCCTTGGTATATCCCAGGCGGGCAGCCGTGCTAGAAACGGTTCCACCAAAGGTGAAATCGAGGAAGAAAATGAGACCCGATGGGAGACTCATTGGTTGAACGCTAACTAATTCGTTAGCGATCAGGTTGCCGAATACACGGCG